ATGAGCAAGTTAGTGACCAAACTCTGCATGGAGATCATACGGCTCAAAAGCCGTCCTGGATCCAAAATTCTAGTGCAGAAATTACAACAAAAACTGGATGAAATCGAGCGACAAGCAAGTGACAAGCAAACGACAAGCACAACTATTTGACTGTCAGTCGATTAAACTCGTTTTTTCATACATACTGTCTAAATAGGCACAAAATCGACACGCCTATATAAAAAGAAGAGAAGAAGAGTAAGAATAATAATTAAATTAAATACAAATCATGATTGAAAAAAGTGTGATTTTCGGCGATGATAGCCGGGAGAAACTTAAAAAGGGAATTGATATACTAGCAGAAGCAGTTTCATCTACCCTTGGTGCTTCTGGAAGAACTGTAATCATAGAAGACCAATTTGGAACCCCCCACATTACTAAAGATGGGGTGACAGTAGCAAACAGTATTATACTATCAGATCCTGTTGAGAATCTTGGAGCAAGCATTTTAAAACAGGCGTCACAAAAAACCGCCACAGAGGCAGGGGACGGAACAACGACCTCGTGCGTTTTAGCAAAGTCTATTATCGACAACTGTTTTATGAATATAGACAAGATCGATAATGTAACTCAAGCAAAAGAAGGGATAGAGACAGCAGCTAAAAATTTAGTGAGTATCCTGGAAAAAATGAAAAAGGAAGTTTCACCTGACACCCTTGAGCAGGTAGCAACAATTTCTGCAAACGGCGACAACTACATTGGTAAAATGATTTCAGATGCCTATAACAAGGTTGGAGTAGACGGCGTTGTAACAATGGACGAATCTCCCACAGGCGAAGACTATACTGAAATTACCAACGGAACCAAAATAAAAAGAGGGTACGGGACGCCATTTAGCGTGAACAACCTCCGCGCAAAGTCAGTGGAGTACCAAAACCCACTTATAGTCGTTAGCGACACAAAGATAGACATGCATGAAAGACTTCACTTTGCCTTTGAGCAGTCAATCAAACAAAAACGACCGCTTTTGATCATTTCTGATTTAGATGACAGGGTAAAGCTATTCATTGCACAGAATATAAATAAAAAAAATCTGACAGCAAACTTTATTCTACCTGAAGGTATAGGGATTAAAAAGTTTGAACTATTGGAGGATTTGTGCGTTATGACAGGAGCAAAGATGATATCAGAGATGTCAGGAGATGCAAAAGAGAACATTGATGAGTCCTACCTTGGTACTTGTAGACAAATGATATCAAACTCTTCTGAAACCGTGCTTGTCTTTGATGACGAGCCAAACCAAAAGAAACAGGAGATCATTGAGTGGATTAGTAATGAGATCAAACTTGAGAAGAATAAGACTGAAAAGTGGCACCTGCAGGATAGACTGTCTAAGTTAGCTGGTGGGGTGGCTACTATTAAGCTTGCTGGTAACTCAGAAGTTGAGCTTAAAGAGAAAAAGGATCGTGTAGATGACTCCATCCACGCAACTAAAGCTGCCCTTGAGGAAGGGATTGTTGCTGGTGGAGGTATTGCCCTACTAGACGCTTTCCAAAAAATCGGCGGAAAAGCGCCCCGAGGCTCCTCCCCTTCATTTGCGTTAGGCTATAAAATGATGGTTTGGTCTATACCAACAGTATGGGATAAGATCATTTCGAACTCTGGGCAGGAAATCGACCCTCATAGTGAAAGGAAGATGAAGAACAGACGTAAAGGATATGGTATTGATGTTAAAACCAAAAAATTCGGTAATATGTTTAACATGGGCATTGTTGATCCATTTAAGGTTACAAAGAACGCAATACTAAATTCTGCATCTGTGGCCTCCACGATTCTAACGACATCATGTGTAATTTCTAATAAAAGAATAAAAAAGACAGATGAAAGCAGTGGGTAAGTTTGTAATCGTCCAAGATGAGGAGGTTATACAAAAAAATGATTTAGGATTAATTATTACAGAGCAATCAGATCAGAACATTAGGTACATAATCGGTGAGGTTGTAAGTTGTGGTGATGATGTAAAAGAGGTAAAACCAGGTCAATACGTTTACTTTGATAAAGTGTCAGGCTCTGAGCTGCGCGTCAAAGGTAATAAGTACAAAGCCATCCGGGAGCAAGACGTGGTTGTAACTATGGATAATGTTGATTCCGTTATTTGATTACGACAAGCATCGTGTCATAATGGAAACTTCATTTCGTTTTGAAGGTAAGGATTACCTTTATTTTCCAGACGGGTGTAAGTTTTACTCTCTTTACCGGACAGAACGCAAGATAAATTCTTTCTCAGAGCTAGAATATATAACAGAAAAGTTTAACCACCTAAACCCAGAGTTTGATCCAGATTTAACTAAACGCCTGTTCTGTGAACTTGCAGACAGAGGATCTGGACACATAATAAGAACTTATGGAGAAGGCAGGGTTGAAGCTATGGTTGATAGAGTTTTGACTAAAAACAAAGAGCCATACTGCCCTAGACTGCGTAAAATTTTATTCAACTCTAACAAAATGCTATCTAGAACCCAGAAGATGCAGATAGTAGGATCACTTATAAGTGCAAAAGAAAAACCACAAGAAGAAGATATAGCAGCAGTGATTGAAGATATGTGGATTCAGCTTGAGAAAATAACCATTACAAAGGTAGCGCAAGAACTTAACACCACAAGACACCTTGTCAGGTGGTACTTTACAGACGAGATCATGAGCTCAGTTAGAAGTGCAAATCAAGAAATCAGACAGAAAAAGATTATTGCTAAATGTATAGAGGCTATTGATATTTTAACTGAAGGGGGTAACAAGCTGAAAATGAGAGAGTTAAAGAAATTAACTTCAGTCAGAGATTATTTTTTGCTAAAAAAATCTATAGTTTGCTATCAGGATCGGATTTAGTTCTATTCATTTTCTCAATGACTTTTTTGTAAATCTTGTCTGTGTAGTTAGATTTTTTAAATATTGGGTTAGATCTTGGTTCTTCAGATATTGGCTCTTCCATAAGAAGCTTTTTGTATGTTAAAGAGCATATAGTCTTTCCTTTGTGAGATAGTGTCCATAGTTTCGCTCTTGCAAATCTCTCACCACCCGGCCTCCACTCTTTGATAAGATCCTTCGAAACCATCTCGTAAAACCTCTTTTTATCCCACGACATGGTGTTGCCGTAGTAATTGAAGTCATCTTTTCTAAAATGTGGCAGATCATAAAGATACAGAAGCATATCGAGCTCCATGGCCGATATATCGTACTTTCTCCTTATGTAATAACGAACAACTCTCCAGTACTTTAGAAAGTTGTGTTGACGCTCACGTGGTTGTGTTTTAACTGTCTTTCTACCACTTCTTTTATATAGTCTAACACTCAATCTGTAAAAGTTTATCCCAAAAATACGAAAAACATTTTTTGGTATCTTTGCTAAAAATAAACAAGCTATGCCAACAGGTAAATACAGAATGCGGAAATCTCTTCGTCCGTATGTTCGAAAAGACATCCCAATGACATTCTCACCAGACACAAAGCTAAAAAACGAAACAGCAGGGGGAATTAGATTCGACCTTATGCATCCTGAAGTATACAGAGACGCAAAAAAAGTAGAAAAAGGGATTGAAAGAAGCTATAGGCTTTTGCAAAAAGGTACTGCTAAATCTGAGATGCAAAGACTTCAATCGAAAGGAAAAGTAGCTAATATATATTTAAAAATTGAAGGCAACCCTGACATTAGTGATAAGCGTAAAGCTAGACTTAAAAAAAGAGCCCTTAAAATACAAAAAAGAGGAATAAGAAGATCTGCTAGAGCAAAGCATCGTTTGTACAAAAGAGCAGGGAAAATATATCAAAGAAGTATAGAAGGCCAGAGAGGTGCTGTCGCAAGTTTAGGTAATTTAGGTAAACAACAGTTTGATGCGTTTGGATCTATGGCAACGCATTACAGAAAAACATCAGACCCTTACGGAAAGGAGAAAGATAAAAACAAGATGAGTGGGTATGACCTCCTCAAAGCTTATAGATCAGGTAAATAATGGCAAAGGAAAGAAAGAAAAAGGGTAATAAGATTTGTGCTTCAGGTATAGCCTGGGCAAAGCGTACTTTTGACCGTTACCCGTCAGCATATGCGAATATGGCTGCAAGTAAGTATTGTAAAGACCCTAATTACGCTAAAGGAGCTAAAAAGAAAAAGAAATAGTTATGCCAGGAAAAAAACCAAAACACATCAACGAGCAGCCAGTAAGCACAAACTACAACCCTTATCCAGGGGGTCCTATGACTGAACAGCAGTATAATGAGTTTGGCTTTAAAAATAAGGATGTAAATAGAATTTACAATCAGGAAAGTATAAAAGTAAACAAAAAAGGAATGCCGTACAACGAAAGTTTTATGGCAAAAATTAAAAACCAAAAAATAAAAGCTTAAGTTATGCCATACGGAGGAAAGATCAAGTACACGCTAAAAAAGAAAAAGAAAACAGCTGCTAAGAAGAAAAAGAAAAAGTAATGATTTTCAAAGATAAAGAGTTGCGAGGCTATATTGGAGCAGCAACAGTATTTGTCCTGGTTATGGGGCTTTTGCTGTTTTTAGCCTTTTTTGAGATTCCACAAACAAACAACGACATCTTCAAGGTGATCGTTGGTATGCTTGTTGGCTCTTTGTCTGTTGTTATCTACACCTTCATTGGTAAAAACCCTGAAGAAGTAGAATCCCTCAAGTCAAAGAACGAAGCTTTAGAAGATAAGGTGATATCTATGGTTATCGAAAAAGATAAACTAGAAAAGCTTCTAAGAGACCTACAGACTGAAGTTATTGATAAGCTTGCCGTTTCAGGTGAGAACTTTAAGTTTGATACAAAAAAATAATGGGAGAACTTAAAAAATGGCGTGAAGAAAAATGGGTGCGTATTGGTACGGACGGTTCAATCCTTGGGGCTTGTGGTACAAGCAAGAACAAGAAGAATCCAGACAGATGTCTTCCACTAAAGAAGGCTCAGAGCATGAGCAAGTCGGAAAGAGCTGCTACTGCAAAGAAAAAGAAAAGAGAGGGCAGAAACCGTCAGTTTGTTGCCAACACAAAAAAAGGCAAAGTAACTAAAAAGAATACTAAAAGATAACAAATGGCTAGAATACATACATATGATCTAGACGGAACCATAGACCCAAACGATAGAATTATTGGTTCCGATGGAGCCGAAGGAGCAAACTTCGCAACTAAAAACTTTACAGTTAGTCAACTACAGTCATATATATCTGGTGGTTTGTCTAGCTTTTCTACAATTCAAGTTAACGGCCAGAGTGATGTGACAGCATCATCAGGATCAGCACTAAAGTTTGTTGCAGGAGCAAACGTAACACTCTTGACAGACCCAAGCCAGAACTCTATTACCATAGCATCATCAGGTTCAGGAGGTAGTGGGGGAGGAACAGGAACAGTGACTTCAGTTACGCCTGCAGACACTAATCTTTTGACGATCACAAACCAAACTACAAACCCTGAAATTGCAGTAGTAACGGCAGCTCCAGTTAGTGGAGGAACAGGTCTTGTTACATCAGGAGATGTCTTCACTTATATTACCAATCAGTCTTTTACATCAAACGCAGGAACAGTAACTGAGATCACTGCAGGCACAGGTTTGACAGGAGGATCTATCACGGACACTGGCACAATAGATTTAGCAGATACATCGGTGCAAGCAGGTGATTACACAAACGCTAACATCACAGTAGATGCACAAGGTCGTATTACTGCAGCAGCAGATGGTACGGCTGGTTCTAGCGGCAGCTCAATGACTTTTACAGCATCATCACCCTTAACAGGAGGTGTTATAGGCGATGGAGAGGCTTTGGGCATAACACAAGCATCAGCAAATACAGATGGTTTTCTTTCCTCTGATGACTGGAACACCTTTAATAATAAGGTTAGCTATCCATCTGCTGACCAAACAAAATTAGCTGGTATTGAAAATGGAGCTGAGGTAAACGTAAAAGCGAACTGGAATGAGTCAAATTCAAACAGTGATGCGTTTATTCAAAACAAACCAACAATCCCAACAAATAACAATGAACTCACAAATGGGGCTGGCTATACAACAAACACAGGTACTGTGACAAGTGTTCTTGGTGGTGCAGGTTTATCTGGGTCTGTAACAACATCAGGAAGCTTAGCGATAGATTTAAATGACATTGCAGGTGATTCACTGGCTATATTGACAGACTCTATTGCATTTGTAAATTCTACTAACGCAACAAGAAAGACAACTGTTAATTCGCTATTAACAAGTGTCGCGGGGTCAGGCCTTCAAGTAAACAGTACAACAGGTCAATTAGAGACTACAGGAACAGGAAGTGGATCTGTTACATCAGTTGGATTAAGTTTTGGAACAATACAAGCTTTTACAGTAAGTGGAAGTCCAATCACAGGTAGTGGAACATTGTCGGTTTCCATGGGAGGGGCTTCGTCACAAGTGGTGTTAGGAGATGGGTCTTTAGGTTCATATACTACGGGAACAGTAACATCTGTTGCTACGAGTGCACCATTGACCGGAACAGTAACAACGACTGGTACAATTGGAATAACTCAAGCAAGCACTTCACAAGATGGGTATTTATCAGCATCTGATTTCCAAACTTTCAATAACAAAGGAACAGGAACAGTAACAAGTGTAAGTGGCGGAACAGGTATTTCTGGAACAGTTACAGCTTCAGGAAGCTTAGATCTCGATCTAAACTCACTAGGCACTGAGGTGTCAGTCAAGGAAGACTTCTTTGTCTTTACTGATACAAGCGACTCAAACAATCCAAAAAAACAAGCGCTATCTGGATTTTTATCAGGTATAGCGGGATCCGGATTACAATATAATTCTACGTCGGGAGAACTCGAAGGCGTGTCTGGTGGTGGAGGGACTGTTACAAACGTAACTAGTGCCACAACCGGTCAGCTTACGGTTGCAAGCGGTAACTCAACACCTGCACTCTCAATTGTCACAGGCTCAGTTGTAGATTCAGGAACAGCTTTAGCGACAGGCGATCAAATCTATGATTTTGTAACTACACAAGGATATACAACAAATACAGGTACGGTCACAAGTGTAAGTGGTGGTACTGGACTGTCAGGAACGGTGACAGCGTCAGGAAGCATAGATTTAGATCTAAACGGATTATCACCTGTAGCTATAGATGTTGCAAACGACTTTATTGCTTTTGCAGACGCAAGCGACAGTGGAAATACCAGGAAGACAACAATTGCACTACTTGCAACAGCTATGGCGGGATCAGGCATTAATGCTAACAATGGTGTGCTTAGTGCGGCATCTGCATCGGGCGTTACTAGTGTAACCGGAACATCGCCTATTGTTTCATCAGGAGGAACAACACCAGCAATATCCTTAGCGAACTCAGGTGTAACAGCAGGGGATTATACGAATGCAAATATTACTGTTGATGCATTTGGACGTGTGACGGCTGCTGCAGATGGAACAGCTGGTAGTGGAAGTGGCGCGACAAGTCTTACAGGGCTATCTGATGCTAATGTAGAAAATGCATCACTTTATGTAGGTAACGACCCATCTGGAATTACTACACAAGCACTATATAACACAGTATTAGGTTTAACTGCAGGTGATACTTTAACAAGTGGAGACAGTAACGTCTTTGTAGGGTATGATGCAGGTCTTACATACACAACGGGTGATAGGTCTGTTGCTGTTGGATATCAGGCAGGTTTAAATACAAATGCTAACGATGTTGTAGCTATAGGAACGGGTGCTGGTAAGAATGCGACAACTTCGTCCATTGCTATTGGTTCGAATGCGCTGTCAAACACCGGGCTTGTTGGGGCTAACAACACGGCTATCGGATACGAAAGTATGTTAAACGCACAAGCATCTCACAGTAGTGTAGCTGTTGGATACAGATCTTTAAGACAGACTTCTGGTGGTATTAGAAACACCGGTGTCGGCCACAAAGCGTTGACAACACAAACAAGTGGTTCAGACAACGTTGCGGTTGGTTTTGAGGCTTTAGAATTTATAACGACTGGATTTAAGAATACAGCTGTCGGATCTGATGCTGGTCAAAACATTACAACAGGATCAAACCTTACGACTATAGGATTTAATGCTCAGCCTAGCTCTGATATTGCACAGAACGAAATTACCCTGGGAGATACGAATGTAACTAAGCTAAGGATCCCAGGTTTAGCAGACGCTGCAGCGGATGATGGTAAGGTTTTAACATACAGCAACTCATCAGGGGCATTTGTTGCAACTAGCCCAACTGGGTCTTCGGTTAGCTCTTTCAATGACTTAACAGATGGACAAGCTAACTCAACAGATAAGTGGATATTCTTAGGTGATCACGCAACATGGACAAATAGTAACGCTAACGATAATATGATAGGTATTGGGTTTAACCAGCTCAACAACCTCACAACTATGGCGTATAACCAGGGCGGTTTGATAGCTATTGGTAACCAAGTATTTAATTCTATTTCAACATCGAACTTTTTTGGCGGTTTTGCCATTGGACACGGAGCGGGTGCAAATCAAGTATCGGGTCAGGGAATGTTTTATATAGGGGGTTCAGCAGGTGGAAACACAACTACGGGTAGTTACAATACATTTGTTGGTGGTGCTGCAGGAATGAATGTAGGATCAGGATCTTACAACACCACTTTAGGTAGAGCAACATTATCTTCCTCTGGCTTAAAAGACTGTGATTATAATATCGCTATCGGTGATAGTGTTCTAGGTGGCCCAGACCCGGGTGATCATAACATTGCAATGGGAACTCTTGCTTTAAACGCAATAGATAAGTCAGTAACCGGAGATAGCCAAAACAACATTGCTATTGGTTCGAGATCATCTACAGACCTAACGAGAGGTTATGGAAACGTTGCAATGGGTGTTGATTCTGGTGGTAACATAACAACAGGATATAACAACACAGTTATTGGTCATGAAGCGGCATGGCAACCTACAGGATCAAACTTAACGACTGGAAACAACAATATCGTAATTGGGTATCAGGCTAAAACAAGGTTCCCTAGCTCTGACAACGAGATTATACTTGGAAATAATGATAATGACATCCTGAGAATACCAGGTCTGGCAAGACTAACTGGAGATGAAGATAAAGTTTTGGCTTACAACCACGCAGCTGGAGGGTTCGTTGCTAATGATGATTTTGTAAAATCTTCTTCACCTAGTGGAACGCAGATTACAGAGATTGTCACGTTGTCGCAAACGGAGTACGACGCTTTATCCATAGGATCCAACACGCCTGATGCAGACAAATTATATATTATAGTGTAATGGCAGATTTTAGAATTGGAGGAACACAAATTGCAAGCGGCAAAATAAAAGTCGGTGATTCTGATGTGTCTAAAATATACCAAGGATCGACTCTTGTGTGGCCTCCAGCTCCCTCTAATTGCGGGCCTGACACCATTATTATTGGCGATCAGTGTTGGACAACAGAAAATGAAACATCTACAACAACACAAGGTAGCACATTCACCTTGAGCACAAGCGGAGTTTCATCAGGACAACCAGCATCCAGTTATGCATATAACCCTAGTGTTGGCGGCACCATTGTTAATACAGTGGTATATGTAAATTTTGATGCTCCTAGTGTTGCTGCAAACTATACTGGTAGTGGATGTTTGATAGTTGGAAAAAAATATAAGATTACTTTTACTGATGGCACTACAACTTTTGATGGAGTGTGGGAATGGGAAGGCCACTTCAATAATACTCGCAAAGGCGCCTTCACAACAGCACGAACTCCTGGTTATTATGAATGTTCAACGTCAAATGCAAACCCTTTAAGTAACGATGACCAATACTGGATTATCAGCTTTTTCGATGCAGACCTAAATGATAGAACAACTGATATGCGAGAGACATACGAATGCATGGATACAGGTTGTAACACTTCTAATCCAAATTATAATGGCAACCAATGGACAGTTACAGTAGGAGATCTTAATGACACCTCCTATACCTACAGCACTGCTCCTGCATCTATTACAATAGCCACTACCCAACAGCAATTACAAGATTATATTGACGATCAAGTGCCTGCAGCTTGCTATTGGGATTTTAACTCCAATAATAGTCATCGTGGACTATACTACAATGCGTATGCAGCAAGAATATTACAACCTCCTTCTTCTGATTATAGAATGCCATCTATAGGTGATTGGCATGACTTAAGAGACGAGGTTAATAATGCAACCTCTGGCGGACAGTTTGGTAACTTTGAATGTACAGCATTGATTACAGACGACCAAAACTCTGGGTGGTCTTCGACTTGGTATAATTATTCTCACGCCGCCTCAAGCGGTTTTGATGCATATCCTTATGAATGGGTTCGTGCTGATGCTAATAGTCCTTTTCCATCAATTGACAATCAAGGAAGTTGGTGGAGGAAAGAGGCGACTGATCCTTTTGGTTCGAGTGCTGTTTTTGAATCTACAGTATCGATTATTACTTCTTCATTCGAAAACGGTGCACAAATGGGAACGCAAGGAAATAATAACAAATATGCAACCGTGAGGTGGCTTAAAGATGTATAATTATGGCGGATAAAAGTAAAATGGCTTGTAACAAGCCTCGGCCTTCTGACAGAGCTGGAAAGAAAAAAATGGTCAAAGCATGCGAAGGTGGAAAGGAAAAACTAATCCACTTTGGAGCAAAAGGATATGGCCACAACTATTCAGACGCTGCCAGAAAATCATTCAAAGCAAGACACAAGTGCAAAACAGCTAAAAGTAAGCTTACAGCTCGCTATTGGGCTTGTAAGACTTTATGGGCTGGAAAAGGCGGCAGTAAGAAGAGTAGTCCGAAGTCAAAAAGAGGTAAATACTAAAATATGGCAAAGAAAAAACTTATTGGGGAAGATGTGCTTTTCATGCCTTCTTTGGCTAACGACAAGCAGAAACGGCAAGATATAAAAAACGTCAGAAGAAACAGGAGGTCTGCTATTAGAAACGCAGAGAGCCGCGAAGAAAAAAAAGAAATACGTCAGTCTGCAAGACAAGATATTAGAAACTTAAGAGGAGGTCAGACCCAGGTTTCTGAGATATTTGGTGATGTAAAGGATTTTAACAAACAGGTTAACCAACTGAAAGCCAATGTGATGAGCACAACACTTGGAGGGATATATACTCTTGGAAAAGCTATCGTTGGCAACATAGCATCAGGTGATGTTCAGGGCTTAGCAGAGAATGCGATAAGCACTGTTAATTTTGTTAAAACAGGACAAAATCCAAGAGCTAAAAAGAAATCAAACAATAACTGCCCTTAAAATAACACTTTGTTTTTTTTGTAAATTTGCAGATATATAACTGTAATATGGACAGGGGATTAGGAGATAGTGTTGAAAGAATAACAAAAGCTACCGGCATTAAGAAAGTAGCTGAAACTATTTCAAAGAAAATGGGTAAGCCGTGTGGGTGCTCTGAGAGACGAGATAGTTTGAACAGAATGTTTCCTTACAATAAATAATGCTCAGTAGAACGGCAAAATATTACAGGGAGAACCCTGAGGCTAGAAAAAAGCACAGAAAGACAAGCGCAAAAGCCCAGAAAAAAAAAGAAGCTGTTCGCAAAAGAGTCGAGTGTAATTCATTTAACAAGAAAAACAAAAAGTCTAAGAAAGGCGATAAAATGGATTGTTCACACAAGGGGAGTAGATTGGTATTAGAAAACCAAAAAGCAAACCGAGCAAGAGGTGGAGGAAAAAAGAAATAAAATGGCACAGGAGGTTTCAGAAAACACAAAGCTAACACTTGATCTAAAAACACTAGGCATGGTTGTCGGGTTTACTGTGAGCTTAGCAACTATGTATTTTACTTTAAAATCAGAAATAGCTTTAGCTATGGACGAACCAAAGCCTGCAGTGACATCTGTAGAGTTTGAATACAAAGACAAGCTTGTCAGGAGCACAATAGAAAAGATTGACACAGACTTATCTTCAGTTAAGGGAGATGTGGAAGAGATTAAGGAACAACTCAACAAAATAGACGAGAGACTCTATGAGATAAGCCAGAGATGAAAACTTATTTATTTACTGGAATATTAGCAATGCTTTCTTTTGCGTTGCAAGCACAGGATTACAAAAACAACATATCAGTAGTACAATTTAGCGCTTCATTTGTAGAAGAAAACGAAATATCTCTCAAAAAGTTTAGGGAGTATAATACATATACTTTTCGAATAGAAAACGACACAGACAAGTTTGTCAAAGAAGCTATTGAGTTTATACCAACACTTGTGTTGTATAATAACGGAAAAGAGATTGCTAGAATAGAAAGCGGCATTTCTTTGAAGTTGCCAGATGATTGTGAACAGATCGTCATGGAAAAAATTGAGGAAATCATAGAAAGCAAATTTTAGATATGAAAAAACACTTACTGCTATCAATTATAATGCTTGTTTCAACTCAGATTCAAGCACAATTTTTTAAGACCATATATGATGAGCTGTTTAAATATGGAACTCTTTATGTGGCTGGAGATGTAGAGAACGCAAGTGAAGCCTCTTACCCAGAGTATTTTGTTAGAACAAATCCAGATAATCTTTATGATATACCAGAAGTAGTTGATCAAACTATTTATCATCCCTACGATTACAGGTACTCTGTAGGAATAAGAAGATTAGCTCGATTCGATTATGAAATCAAATCAAAAAATTACTATGACGGCACAGAAAACAACAAAGCTTTATCGGCACCAACAGCAGCTGTAAAAGGTTTTGAGTACTTAATACACTTTGAAAAAGAAAGAGAAAGAGGTAGAGAGTTTACAAACTCTAGGTTATTTTTAAGACACACCGGTAAATATCATATTGCTAAAATTGAACAAAGAGAAGAAGGAAATGTTGATTTTAAATACAAATCAGGTGAAATTCGTTTGCGCTTACCTATCGGTAAAAAACTATCTATATCGGCTGGCGGAATTTACAGAACGCACGTTAAGGCTTATGGGTATAATCCAATAGAGTTATGGCTAAACGAGCAAGACGAAACAGGTATGGCAAAAAACCCGTGGTGGACTCTAGGATATCAGTACGGATACCAGGATGAGCTTGTGAGGCATACAAATGAAGCTACAGGAGAAGAAATGTGGCATTGGTGCTGGAGAGACCCTCAGGGTAATGTTGTAGCATATACAGATGAAGAGTTTAGGGATAACATCTTCGGAGATCTAATGAATGACTTTAATAAACAAAAATGGAGTGAACTAGAGCCTTTTGCAGAAATAGCACCTATAGTCGGATTTGACTTTTATCACTACACACCTAATTTTTGGATGCATCTGTATGGAAACTGGATTTTACCACACCACAAGTACGTTTCAGGTAACGTAGATTTTAGTTACCTCCACAGGGAAAGCTGGGGCAAAGGCGGTCATAACAACCTTCTAGGTGGAAAGCAATGGGAAGACTATCAAGCTGGTTTAATGCTGGGCGTGAAACTGTCAAAAAGATTTGGTATATTTATTGAAGGAGAATACGTAAGGTTTTGGGATTCTGAGATTTACAACTCTTCTGTAGGTATAAACTTTAGATTATAATTATGTGTGAATTGTGTATATTTTGCGGTCTTTGCTAGATGGAAAAAATTAGTAAACACATCAGTTACTACGAAGCAACAAGATCGACAACAGCAAAAAGACTAGGTATAGAAAACAAGCCTAACGAATATCAGTTGACTAACATGAATGTTGTTGCTGAAAACATATTTGAGCCCCTACGAAAGTGGGTTGGCGGGCCTATACGTATAAACTCATTCTTAAGGGTTCCTGAGTTGAATACAGCTGTTGGAGGAAGTAGATTATCGCAGCACTGTGAAGGCAGAGCTATTGATTTGGATGATGCATACGGACACGCAACAAACAAAGAAATGTACCACTTAATAAAAGAAAACCTAGACTTTGATCAATTGATTTGGGAGTTTGGTGATGACAATAACCCTGACTGGGTGCACGTTTCATATGTTTCTCCGGAAAGAAATAGAGCGAGATGCTTGCGAGCTGAAAGAATCAGAGGAAAAGTACAATATAGAGAAATATGAAAAAATTACTACAACTTATTACTGGGGGGCTAGTGAAAGACCTAGGCGATGTTATCGATAAGGTAACTACCACAGATGAAGAGCGGCTTGCGGCCAAACATAAGATCCAAGAGTTATTAGAGAAAGCGGATCAGGATGCGCAGAGCCAGGTAACTGAACGATGGAAGTATGATATGCAAAGCGATTCGTTCCTATCGAAAAACATCAGACCGCTTATTATGGTATTTCTTACGGCGATGTTTACCTTATTATCATTTACCGATGGGAACATTGGAGAGTTCAAAATACAAAAAGAATATATCCCAATTTTTCAAACATTGCTCGTTACAGTGTACGGCGCTTATTTTGTTGGAAGAACTTGGGAAAAAGGCAAGAAAAATGGCAAAGGGGATATATAACGCACCTATTTTAAAGCATAAAACAAGAAGACCTGGCGTTCACTCAAAAAACGCGTCAAGAGGGCAAAGTGGCTACAAGAAGGTTTACAGGGGTCAGGGACGTTAAACACGTTCTTTAAAATCTTATCTTTGCAATAATTATATACCCATAAATGGCAAGAATAAGTTCATACCCCATTGATCTGGTTGTAACAGCTAAAGATAAGTGGATTGGCACAGATGCTGCTGGCTCTATAACTAAGAATTTTTCCGCTGAAAAAGTTGCTGAGTTTCTTAATAACACAGGGGCTATAGACGCTACATGGACAAGGTATAAATTCAAAAACCAAGCTTCATTATCATCTGGCACATTTGCATTAAGCCCAGACTCAGGTGCTACACCTCTTTTTTCTGGTGTTCAAAATATACAAATACATCAGAATGATTCGTCTGATAAAAATGTATCAGAGCTTTATGGTGCTTTAGTGGGTTCTCAAGTATTACTTCAAAGTGCTGACGATCCTTCAAAGTTTGGTGTTTTTAAGTGGGAAACTAGTCAAATAACTAGCCCAGGATCAGAATTTTATACAATCTCTTTGTCTTTTGTTGGAGGTAACGGCACATTGCAAGTGGACTCTGATTATTTATTATCTTTGCTGTTGTATGATGTGTCATCATTAGGAGACAAACATCACGAGCATCTCCAGGATCAAGCATCAGAAACGTGGACAATACAGCACGATTTAGGGAAGTTTCCAGCTGTGCATATTGTCTTGTCGACAGGGGACTATGGGTTTGGAGAAGTAACGTATAATGATAAAAACAACATAACAATATCGCTTGGCTATGCAGTTGCAGGCAGAGCATTCTTAAACTAAAACAAAATGGCTATTAAGTTTTTTAAAAGTATTGATCTTACAAACAATGAACTGCAGAATGCAAAGCTTCATTTAACTGGAACAGCACCATCTGCATTGGAAGGCGCTGTTTATTTTGACACATCTGATGACAAAGTTAAAATATATGTTGATGGTGGAGTTGGCTCACAAGCTTGGCAAAACATTGCTTTTGAAAGTTGGGCAACCAGTCAATTTCTAGAAGACAGCGAAGTTAGTACGTTTGCAAAAACAATCTTGGACGATACGAGTGCGGCCGCTGTCCGTACAACTATTGGAGCTGGAACATCTAGTTTAACTTTAGGTACAACTTCTACAACGGCACTAGCAGGTAACACAACTACAATAACAACCTCTCAAGCAAATGCAATTACTGCAAACAGCGCCAAAACATCTTTCCCAGGATTCGGCACAACATCAGGCACAGCTTTAGAAGGTGATACCACAACAATAACCTCAGCACAAGCTTCGGCTATCACTGCCAACAGTGCGAAAACAAGTTTCCCGGGATTTGGAACAACCTCTGGAACTGCACTTGAGGGGGACACGGAATTACTACAGCTCGGAACAACTGCTACAACTGCTCTTGTTGGAAACACCACAACAATAACAACAAGCCAGGCAAACGCAATTACTGCCAACTCTGCAAAGACATCGTTTCCAGGGTTCGGAACCACTTCAGGTAAAGCGCTTGAAGGAAATACAACAACGATATCTTCAAGTCAAGCAACTGCGATCACAGCAAACAGCGCAAAAGTTTCATTTCCAGGCTTTGGCACTACAGCAAGCACAGCATTAGCAGGAAACGCAGCATTGGACGATGTCAGTAATGCAAACTTATTAACCGCATTAGCAGGATTAGAGTCAACAAACGGATCAGGTGTTAACGAAAACATAACTATAGGAGCTAGTGCAGGAGATACAATTGTTATCACAGGTAACTTAAAAGTTTCAGGAACAACGACTACGTTAAACACAGAGACAGTTACGATTGAGGATAATATAATTCTTCTAAATAGCAATGTTGCAGGCTCAGGTAATGGTACTGATGCTGGTATTGAGGTTGAAAGAGGTGACGATACAAATGTTTCTTTATTCTGGGACGAAAGCGAATCAGCGTGGACAGTCACCAATACACAGGGAACATATGAAATTCTTCAATCAGTAGGAGGTACAACATTTAAAGTTGACTTAGATGATTCAGAAAGCTCTGTAAGCAAATCATTAAATACATATACTGTAACACACAACTTAGGCACAAAAGATGTAATTGTACAGGTAGTTGATATATCAGGAACTCCAACTTATGAAACTGTATTTACAGAAAATCAAAGGCCTACCACGGATACAGTAACAGTATCGTTTGCAAGCTCTGTAACAGATGGTGATTACAGGGTTCTTATTAGTCAAGTATAATAAATTAAATAAAATATGCCAGAGCAAAAGTTTTTAACAAACTTAGACGTAGCCGGCACTGTTGATTTAAGCAACTTAACAATCGACGGTGCTCAGGGTGCTGATGGTCAAGTATTAACTTCTACAAGCTTTGGTATTGCTTGGGAAGATGCTTCTGGAGGTGCTAGCCTTTCAGGTGGTGAAGCTAATAAAGTAGCCATATGGAGCGCTACTGATACTTTAACACATAATGACAACTTTCATTTTGATACTACAAATGTAAGGCTTGGCATAGGTACGTCAAGCCCATATGCTAAGCTTCACATTAAAGAAACAAGTAATTCCGGATCGGCAGGGTATCTTTTGCAAGTGCAAAGTGTAAACGGGGGAGGTGATTATTTTAATACATCTGGTTTTCATAGAGACAGCAGCCAAAACATGCGTCTATCCCTTAATAGGAACACCCAGATCAACGGGAACACAGTGTTAATAAATTCTTCTGGCAATTCTTATTTAGTCGGAGGTGATTTAGGAATAGGAACGTATAGCCCCGGGGAAAAGCTGGATGTTAATGGAAATATACGGCTAGCTCAGTACGGATATATATACTTTGGATCTAATAGCAGTAATCAACTGAGTCTTTCAAATAGCTTATCAGGCTCTCAAATAACACAATCTGGATCTGGAAGTCTAGAACTGCAATCTGCAAGTAATGATATACATCTTAAAGCCGGTGGTTTAACAAAAGCTGTAGTTCGCGCTAGCGGAAAAGTTGGTATTGGTACAACCACCCCCGACTCCATGCTGCATTTAAAATCTACAGGCGACGTAAAACTAATTTTAGAAGCAGACTCAGATAACTCTGGCGAAAATGATAACCCTTTAATTGAATTAAAACAAGATAATTCAGGTATAATAGGTAGACTTGGAATGGTTGGTGATGCCGGTCAATTGTTTACAAATTCAAGAACAAACTCAACAGGTTTAGGCACTGTTTATCAACAAGACCTTATATTTTTTACAGAAAACTCAGCAAGGGTATACATTAAAGGCGAAAGTGGTTATCAAGGTAGGGTCGGTATTGGAACAGCAACCCCGTCGCATCCACTTCACATTACGGGCACTGGGCTGGCTTCCTCTAGTTTTAGAGCTCCAATATTCTACGATTCAAATGATACTAATTATTATGTAGACCCTTCCAGTACTAGCCAAGTAAATAACGTTACTATGAACGGTGAGCTAATTTTAGATAGTTACGGAGGTACTACTAAATTTATAGCAGGAAGTGGCGATGCCGCAAATTACACTAATCAAAATGTTATTTTATCAGGTTGGAATGGTTTAGGATTTTATAATCCTACGTCGGGAGGAAGTTATACAAATCAAACGACGGCTTTTTATGATTTTAGAAATGGCATATTTAGTGTAAAAGGCTCTCATAGAGCCCCTGTATTCTACGACTCAGATAACACTGATTACTACGTAAACCCCAGTGCTTCCGGTGTATCTTTACACATTAACGGAATAATTGATCAAGATTTTCAAGTAACAGATTTAAATTCAGCATGGACAGCTCCTGGAACAAGCAGGGATCAAGGTTTTATAGTTGGTAGATATCAAGGTAATGCTTCAAATAGACCGCATCACAATGATAATGCTAACTGGTTTGCAAATATATATTCACACGCTTCTGGAGGTACAGCGTCATATGGTATACAATTAGCAGGATCAAATGCTGCTTCTGGTGAGAACTCATTATCTTTAAGAACTGTAAGCAACGGGAGTTTTAGCTCATGGAGAAAAGTTTTTCATGAAGGACACACCCCAACAGCAGCAGAAGTGGGTGCGGCAGCATCTTCACACAACCATGCGGCATCTGATATAACTTCAGGAACGTTTGCAACAGCAAGGATCCCTAGTTTAGACGCTTCTAAAATAACTTCTGGAACGTTTAGTGATTTGTTTGCTAATAGCACTAGATATAATTTTGGGCTTATAGACGGAAACTCAAGCCAAACAAGAGATAAATTAAGAGTTTGGAACAGTAGTTCTTATACTATAGGTATGAAGAGCGGCTTTACTTTTGGACATTTAAATGACTACGCTATGTCATTCCAAATGAACAATGATAATGATAGAGGCTGGTGGTGGGGAGATGATGCACACACGGATGCGCAAGGCGCAATGTCATTAACTACTAATGGTAAACTAACTGTTGCTACATCATTATCTATTGGGCAAGGGGAATCTATCACATCAGCATCAACAGTACCTTTATTTGTTGACGGTACTGCTGTTTTTGACACAACCTCAAACACTGAGCCTGTGTGTATAAGTAGATCCGGCAGCACTTCTACAGAGGTTTTAAAAATAGGTGTAACTGACACTATTGCAACATTTAATTATATAGAAGACACTTCGAGCGAAGGCACAGGTAATTTTGGAAGATACGATTTTATACTAGGAGGCAATTCTAGTGAAACGTCCGTTACACCATTAATATTAGAAAAAACAAAAACCACATCAAACGCAGGTGCTTTTACGTTTGGTACGCCAGGGAATGGAAGTAATACATTAGGAAGATGGCTAAGTTTTGAAGGAAATGCAGATAGCAGTGGTGAAGGTTCTGGTAGATTATTTTTCTCAGAACACAATAGCTCTACAACCGATATGGATGATTATGGTATGTCTATCGGTTATAGAGGTGGCAGCGCATCTGTAACAACAGCTGGTGGTAATACTTGGACAGGTTTATCAGCTATTGGTAATGGCCAGTGGGGAATGTGGGGCCATAATAATAGTCTTGCTGGTTCATTAATTATGTCCGGTGATAGAAACGCTACTTATGTCAATTTTAATGGTAATAATATTACAAATGTTGGCGATCTTACTGCTACAGGATTATTTATAGGTGGAACTGGAGCGGCTAATGAATTAGACGATTACGAAGAAGGAACTTATAATTTGAAATGGAGTTTAGGAGGGAGTGCAACTTATGATGGTAATACCCAAAATTTTGGCTCCCTCTACCAAAATACATCAAAATATGTTAAAATAGGTAGGGTTGTACATATATTTTTAAAGTTTGAATTTAACTCTCATCCATCAAATTGGGCTAGCAGCGGTTCATATGTTTATTTAACAAATCTTCCATTTACACCGCTTTCGGGTTCAGTAGGTGGAAACTTCTCTATGCAGTGGAACAGCGACATAAGTAGTAGCGAACAAATTAAGGATTATGGAGGCGCTGGGCACTTTGGGCACAACGGGAGCATTAGCACCAGCCTCATACAGTTAGGTGTAAGCGGAAGATACAGTTTTGGTTATTACAGCGGTTGGAGTAATAGTGGGTCTCTGCTAGCTAACGACTTTCCAGGAGCGTCGCCAGGTGGAGCGAATGCAATGGTGGGGCATATAATGTATTATACAAATAGTTAAAATTTAAAACAATGAGTTTAACAAAAGAAAGAGCACTAGATAAAGTAGAGTTTGTCGGTGAATGGAAAGTTCTTCAAGTAAGGAATAAAACTGTAATAAAAGAAAACAGTGTCGTTCTTTCGGAAAGTTTTGATAGAGATAGCTACTATCCGGGTGATGAGCTGCCGGAAGATTTGCAGCCTTACGCAAATGGTGTATGGACAGAAACTTTGATTTCTGAATACGCTGCTCATTTGCAGGCTTTAGAAAAGGCTACGGAATATCTAGAAACAGAATAATAATTTTAGAAAATCAATAAAACAAGTGATTATTTAACATATAGTTAAACAATAAATTATAAATTATGAATATGAGTTATGAGTGGAAGATTACGGCTTTAAAGCAAGCACCCACGTTAGACGGATTGTCGAATGTAATCACAAATATAAATTTCGAATATAAAGGAACAGATGCCGACTCAGGTGAATCTGCTGTGTTTTATGGGGCTTGTCCTATAGGCGCACCTGATTCTGAAAACTTCACAGCTATAGGTGATCTTACCGAAGCAGATGTTATTGCTTGGGCACAGGCTAATCATCCTACAGACCATATGGACGAAGTTATTCAAAAAGAAATAAGCGCAAAAATTACACCAACAAATGTAGAAGTAACGGGAGATGATGTTTCCTGGTTGGATTCAGAAGAATCTGAATCATCAGAATAACCATTAACCACAATTAATTGTGCTATAGAAGATGTTCCGTGGTGAGCAAAAAAAATTAGTATATTTGTAAAAATATAATTTAGTAAAATGGCAAAAAGTAAAAAACCAGAAGTGGTAAAACTTGATGATTCAGTTGTTGAAGAACTAAAACAGCTAAGAACAGAACAATCCAACACACAGCTTGATATTGGCGCACTGTCTACACAGCAACACATTTTGCAAAACAGAATGGTTGATCTTGGTCAGCAACTCCAAGGAAAGTTAAATGAATTAGAGAAAGAGCACGGACAGGGCTCTATCGACCTAGAAGCGGGTGAGCTTCATTTGGGTGCTCCAGACAATGGAAATTCGTAAAATATCCATAGGGTCTGATTACAAGGGCAGCGCCATGCATTACATCGTTAACCAAGATGTTTTGAATGGCGCTTATACCATACACCTCATTGACTTTGATGAGGACAAAATCTCTTTCCGTGTATATGTAGAAAAGAACAACGAAGTTTTTTTATGGAAAGAGTTCAATAAAAACATACCTGTATCTGTTGAGTACAATATAAACTTTTAGGATGAAATCTCCTTACTACTTCATTATCAAGCCGTTAGGCGACGAATACAATAATGAGGTGGAGATATCAGGGCAAAAGATCATAGTCAACTCTACGGTTGAGGATCATAAGCATGTAAATAGACTTGCGGAAGTTGTTTATGCTCCAAGCAGGAGTACAAAAGTCAAGTCTGGCGACATAATAGTCGTACATCACAATATATTCAGGATATACTACGACATGAAAGGTAGGGCAAAGAAATCGCCCAACTACTTCAAAGATGGTATGTATTTTATAGATGAATATCAGTTTTATCTTTACAATGACGGAAAAGAGTGGAAGTCAGTTGGCAATTATTGCTTTGTCCAGCCAATAGATAAAGAAAATTCTTATCTTTATGAGGAGGGTACAGAGCTCAACACCGGGTATGTTGTATACGATAATGATTACCTAAACGACCTTGGTGTTAAATTAGGCGATAAAGTAAACTTTACTAAAAACAGTGAGTATGAGTTTACTATAAACGACACTGTTTTGTACCGTATGAGAACTAACGATATATGTGCCTTGCTATGAAAGATGTAAATGAAATAAAAGAAAGAATCATAAAGGCTGGGCATGAAGCTGTCAACCAGCTCATAAAGGTTGCGGAAGAGGAGATCATAAAACCAGATCCAGATGATGAGCTCGCTGCAGATAGGTTAAAAAATGCTGCAGCTACAAAAAAACTAGCGATATTCGATGCTTTTGAAATACTTAACAGAATTGAGAACGAAAAGAACTTGATAGAGAATCCAGAAGAGGAAAAAACAAATTTAACAGGTGGTTTTGCAGAACGAAGATCTAAATAATTTAGGTGTTGTACTAAAGGACTTTATACCAAAAAAGATCTTAGATGACACAAACAAAAAAAAGGGGTTCCGTTATGGATACAATCCTGATATAGATGCTGTAGTTATATCCAAAGATGGTACGATAGGAGATGTAGTCAGAATTAATCATTTAAACATAGCTCTTCCAAAAAAACCTGCAGATATTCATAAAAGGGCAGTTAAACGGAAAGATCAGTTCTGGGAAGCATCTGAGTATCCGAAACAACTACGCCCATTACAGACCATATTTCAGTGGAATGAAATGCCCCGTGATTTCAAAGAAACATGGGTTCCTTATATCGAAAAGGTGTTTAACTACAGAGAGAATGGTTATTGGTTTTACAACAAAGGAACGCCAACGTACATTACAGGGAGTCATTATATGTACCTACAATGGACTAAAATTGATATAGGTAAGCCGGAGTACAGGGAGTCAAATAGAATATTTTTTATATTCTGGGAAGCGTGTAAAGCAGATTCTAGGTGTTATGGAATGTGTTACTTAAAGAACAGGAGATCTGGGTTTTCATTTATGTCATCAGCTGAAGCCGTCAATCAAGCCACCATAACATCAGATGCTAGGTTTGGGATATTGTCAAAGACGGGTGCTGATGCAAAAAAAATGTTTACAGATAAAGTTGTACCTATATCTGTTAACTACCCATTTTTTTTCAAACCAATTCAGGATGGTATGGATAGGCCGAAGTCTGAGTTAGCCTATAGAGTTCCTGCATCAAAACTCACAAGAAAATCAATAGCTAACACAAACATTATTAGTGACTTACAGGGACTAGATACCACAATAGATTGGAAGAATACAGGGGACAACAGTTACGATGGTGAAAAACTTGCACTTCTTGTTCACGATGAAAGTGGTAAGTGGGAAAAGCCAGATAACATACTAAACAATTGGAGGGTTACCAAAACATGTTTGAGGCTTGGTAGTAGGGTTATCGGTAAGTGCATGATGGGATCAACAAGTAATGCTTTAGATAAAGGTGGAAACAACTTTAAAAAACTGTTTTATGACTCTGACCCCACAACACGCAACTCAAACGGACAAACCAAAAGTGGCATGTATAGCTTGTTTATTCCTATGGAGTGGAACATGGAGGGGTTTATAGATAAGTATGGGCAACCTGTTTTAGAGACACCAGATTCGCCAATAACCAGCGTAAATGGTGATGACATTCACCAAAGCGCATTACAATATTGGCAAAACGAAGTGGATAGTCTCAAAAATGATCCAGATGCATTAAATGAATTTTACCGTCAATTCCCACGTACTGAGTCACATGCGTTTAGAGACGAGTCAAAGAACACCTTATTTAATTTGACAAGAATATATGAGCAGATAGATTACAACGATTCATTTGCTATCAAATCAAGTGTAAGTAGGGGAAACTTTTACTGGAAGAATGGTCAAAGGGATACAGAAGTTGTGTTTTCTCCTGATAGAAAAGGTCGGTTTTTTTTAAGTTGGATACCATCCAAAGAAATGATGAACAATGTAGAGGAAAGAAACGGACGTAAGTTCCCTGGTAACGCTCATATAGGAGCCTTTGGTTGTGACTCATATGATATATCGGGAACAGTTGGTGGTGGTGGATCAAAAGGATCTTTGCATGGAATGACTAAATTTCACATGGATGACGCTCCAACTAATATGTTTTTCCTAGAATACATATCCAGACCTCCAACAGCAGAGATATTTTATGAAGATGTGTTAATGGCTTTACATTTTTATGGCATGCCAATTCTTGTCGAAAACAACAAACCTAGATTACTATATTATCTCAAGGACAGGGGTTACAGGCCTTTTTCTATAAATAGACCAGATAAACATAAAAACATACTGTCAAGAGCAGAAAAAGAGCTCGGTGGCATACCTTCATCTCAATCCGTAATTTCTGTACATGCAGAAGGTATAGAAAGCTTTATTCAAACTCATGTTGGTGTGATAAAAGACGAAAGAGATACGGACTTTGGAAGTTGTGGAAATATGTTTTTTAATAGAACTTTGTTGGATTGGGCAAACTATGATATAAATAACAGAACCAGGTTTGATGCCACAGTAAGTTCGGGTTTTGCGATTATGGCAAATCAAACGACAAAGAATAACAGACAAGAAAAACGTAATCAAATAAATCTTAACTTTGCAAAATACAGTAACAAAGGTTTTGTTAGTGAAATTATTAGGTGATTATGATAAATAAGCCGAAGTTCATTTCAGGCAGTGGTTTTCCTAATCAATTTGTGTCAGACATAGAGAAGGATACGTATGAGTATGGTCTCCGTGTTGGGCATGCTATTGAGTCCGAATGGTTCGCAAGAGACCACGGTAGTAGTATATATGGGGAAATAAGATCTGAATATTTAACTAGAAGATTGTACGCTAGAGGGCAGCAGCCTGTTGATAAGTACAAAAACGAATTATCCGTCAATGGCGATCTTTCTTATTTAAACCTTGATTGGACACCCGTCCCTATCATTCCTAAGTTTGTAGATGTTGTAGTCAATGGCATATCTAATAGGCTATTAGATGTTAAAGTTGAAGCAGTAGATGATTTGTCTTCTATGAAAAGGGAGATGTTTAAAAGGGATATGCAATCAGATATGTCAGCAAAACCTGTGCTGTCTATGATAAAGCAAAATACAGGAGTTGATGCATTTTTATTTCCACAAGAAGAAATACCAGAGACTGATGAGGAATTAGGGCTGTATATGGATCTTAAGTATAAGCAAGGCGTGGAGGTTGCTGAAGAGGCAGCTATTAAAACCATTTTAGAGCTTAACGAATACGACGAGCTAAAAAGAAGAATAGACGAAGATAATGTTGTTCTTGGTATTTCAGCTATGAAACACTCTTTTGACCCTCACCACGGTGTTCGTCTAGAGTATGTTGATCCTGTAAATTTTGTATACTCACCAACTGAAGACCCAAATTTTAGAGATTGTTATTACTTCGGAGAGGTAAAATCTGTACATGTTACAGAGATAAAAAAAATAAATCCAAGTCTTACACAGGAAGAAATAGAGGAAATATCAAAACTTGCAAGTAGGTTTGATGGTTACAGAAGCACACAGAACCTTCAGAGTCAGAGTGGTTTAGATAAATCTAACGTTAGTCTTCTTTACTTTTGCTACAAAACAGATCGTGAAGTTGTATACAAGGTTAAGCAAAACCAAAACGGTGGCGAAAAGCCGTTAAAAAAAGACGGTAACTTTAACCCTCCTAAGACAGAACAAGCTAGATTTACAAGGGTAGCAAGAAGGATAGACGTATGGTATGAAGGTGTGCTTGTTTTAGGAACAAATCATTTATTAAAGTGGGGAGTAATGAGTAATATGGTTAGGCCAAAATCGGCTTTTCAAAAAGCTCTACCCCCATATATTGCATCTGCCATAAAAATGTCAAAAGGTAATGTAGATTCTTTAGTCAAAAGAATGATCCCTTTTGCTGACCAAATACAATTAACACACCTAAAACTACAACAGGTCGTTGCGAAAATGATACCAGATGGTGTGTTTATTGATGCTGATGGTTTAAATAGTGTAGACCTTGGTAATGGGGCGTCTTATAACCCTTCTGAAGCCCTATCTATGTATTTCCAAACAGGTAGTGTTATCGGTAGAAGTTACACGGAGGACGGTGACTTTAACAACGCTCGAGTTCCTATCCAAGAGTTAACTAGCAGTGGATCAAATGCTAAGATCGCAAGTCTTATTAATATGTACAACTACCAGCTCAACATGATTAGAGCTGTAACGGGCATCAATGAGGCGAGAGACGGAAGCAACCCTGATCAATATGCTCTTGTAGGTTTACAAAAACTAGCTGCCTTAAATAGTAATACAGCAACAAGACACGTTATTCAGTCTGGTATATTCCTAACAAAAAGGCTTGCAGAAGCTATATCTTACAGAATATCCGATATACTAGAGTATGCTGATTTCTCTGAAGACTTTGCGAAGATGATAGGGAAAAATAATTTTGAAATTGTTCAAGAAGTAAAATCACTTCATCTACATGACTTTGGTATATTCATTGAAATTGAGCCTGATGAAGAAGAAAGACAAATGTTGGAGCAAAATATTCAGCAATCGATTCAATCAGGACAGATAGGCTTAGAGGATGCTATTGATATTCGCAGCATAAAAGATATTACTCTTGCAAACAGTTTACTGAAGATACGTAAGGTAAGAAAAGAGAAGAAAGAGATGGAAAAGCAACAAGCAGCCATCCAGATGCAGACTCAATCAAATACTCAATCTGCTCAAGCTGCTTCTCAATCAAGAATGCAGGAAGAACAATTTAAAACTCAATCTGAATCTCAGATGGAGCAAATGAAAGCGGAGTTAGAGTTGCAACGTATGCAAGCAAAACAGCAACTTGACGCAGAGATGTTAAAACTTAAGCATCAATTCGACCTAGAACTAAAACAAGCGGAAGCTAATATTTTTAAGGGCAGAGAGGAGTATAAAGAGAATCGTAAAGATAACAGAACAGACAAGCAAGCCTCTCAACAGAGTAAATTAATTAGACAACGCAAAGATAACACGCCTCCTGTTGATTTCGAAAAGGAAGGTGAAAACTCTGATGTTTTAGCTAACTTTAGAAATATGATGGGTCAAGAAAACGCATAGTTTTTTTTAATAATTTTGTACCATAAAATTTAATATAATATTATTATGAGTGATGTAAATCAGGACGTTGATTTTAAAGTCGATTTGTCTAAACCTCCTGTAAAAGAGGAGGAGGCAAAAGTCCAAGAACCAGAGACAACTGAAGCAGAGCCTCAAAAGGAGGAAGTTGCTGATGTGAAGGAAGAAAATACAGTTGAGCAAAAAGAAGAGGAGGTTGTAGAAGAACAACAGCCCGAAGCAACTGAGACAGAGCCAAAGGAAGGAAAGCCACAGGAGCTCAAAAAAGAAGACATTGTAAATGATTATCTAACAGATAGATATCAGATTAATGCAAAAGAATTAGAAGACGTTCTTTCAAATAATGAAGAAGTACTAGACCTTCCAGAGGAAGTTGAAAAGTACCTGCAATACAAGGAACAAACCAATCGTGGTTTGAAGGATTTTGTTAAAGCTAACGAAGATGTTAGTGAGTATGAAGATCAAGCTTTGTTGCGTGAGTACTACATGCAAACTAACCCAGAGCTAGATGACAATGATATTAGCTATCTAATCAACGAAAAATATGAAGTTGATGAAAATGTCGATACAGAAAGCGATAGGAAAAGGAAGAGTTTAGAGAAAAAGCAAGAGCTGCATAGAGCAAAAGAGTATTTTAACAATATAAAGGAAAAATACAAAGCACCACTTGAGTCAAGTATGGATGCTTTTCCTGACGATGTTAAAAATGCTGTTGAGTTCTACCAGCAATATAATGATGAGGCTGCAAACAAAGAAAAACTGTCTAATGAGCAAAGAAAAATATTTGAGCAGAAGACATCAAGTTTTTTTAATGATAAATTCAAAGGTTTTGAATATAATCTCGGCGAGAAAACTGTGACCTACAAGCCAAAAAGCGTTAACGAAGTTGCCAAAAATCAATCAGATTTGAACAACTTCATACAACGTTTTGTGGATGAAAAAGGTTTCTTGAAGGACGCTAATAAATATCATCAATCTTTACACATGGCTATGAACCCAGAGTCTTATGCTAAGTTCTTTTATGAGCAAGGTAAAGCCGATGCGGTTAATGAAGTGGTCAAGGATGGAAAGAATATTGATATGAATGTGCGCACAAACGTTGATTCATCGAAACCTGGATCTAAATTTAAGGTTGTAGATAGCAGCCAAGGGTTTGGATCTGGACTTAAGATAAAAAAAAGATAATTAAAAACCTTAAAACACATTAAAAAATGGCACAATCTATTACTTTTAATGGAAGTGGAGCTGTCGCAGGATCTACTTCATTAACACCCGCTCCAGGGAAGTCGTTATCCAATGATAACTACCTTTCTAA